GTAGAATTATTTGATACGGAACTGGAACTTTTAAAAGAAAGGGATCGGGATGCAGGTAACGGACGAACTGCGGGTACTGGTAGAAGCTGAAGTAGCCCGTGCAATCGAAAACTTTAAAAAATTCTCTGACGGAGTCGAAAATTCCGAAAAGAAAACAGCGTCTCTTGGAGAAGCTCTTGATTCACTATCTAAAAAATCTTTAATCATTTCAGGCGTTCTAGGTGGCGCCGGAATCGCCGCAGTAAAGTTCGCCGGAGAAAATGAAAAACTAAAACTCTCTCTTAAAAATATGCTCAGCTCCGCTGAAGAAGCGGCATCGGTCTTTGAAGACTGGCGAAAGCTTGGCGCGTCTCCGGGCTTGAACACTGATGAAGTTTTTTCTCTAGGTAAGGCGATGGTGAACATGGGTAAAGACACCCGGTACGCCACGTCAACCATAGAAATGTTAGGCAACATTGCCGCAGGGACGGGCGTATCGTTTGGTGAAATATCAGGCTCTTTTGAACATGTGCGAGCTGTTGGCAATCTTACAACGCGCGATCTTGTAAGCCTGCAGCAGAAAGGTATTCCGATTGTTAAGCAGTTGGCGAAAGAAATGGGGACATCAGAGGATGGTATAAAAAAGCTGGCGGCTGAAGGGAAAATAGGCTTTTCCGATCTTGAACGCGCTTTTAAATCCATGACATCTCCCGGCGGTCAGTTTGCCGGAATGATGAACGAGCTTTCCGGCACTGTGCTTGAAAAATTTTCTACCGCTACAGCAGATGCGAAGCAAGCTCTTGCTGCGTTCGGTGAAACACTTTTACCAATAGCCGCTGATCTGCTTGATGGAGCGAGCTCAATACTTCATGGCATTACAGATATGGACGAAGGTACTAAAAGGTTTGTTCTTGGTATGGGCGGTGTGATTGCGGTATCGGGTCCTGTTGTAAAAGCAATTATGGCGATTAAAACTGCTATGACCGCGGCTATGGCAAATCCTTACATGCTTGCAATAGCAGGCGTTATTACAGCCGTCAGTGTTGTTACCGGACTTGTTTACAAACAGGCGAATGCCTATGAAGATCTGCAAAGAGAAATTAAAGAAACAGACAGAGCTTCAAAAGAGCTGCTCGCAAGTTATTCAGATGGCAATGATGAAAAAATTCTTGATGAGAAAACAACCCGCGAATTAATAAAATTATACCCGGAATTGAGCGGCGAAATAAAAGCGAATAATACAACTGTTAAAGAAGCGATAGAACTGCAAAAAAAGTTAAACGCGGAAAAAGTTGTCGAATCTCAATCCGGAAGGATGAAAAAGCTTATAAGAGATCAGGAAGAATACAGATCCATACTGATCAGAATAAGAGAACTTGAAGAGGCTGCAAAACGACCGGATCCGGGTTTTGGTATTGATGAGTTGACAAGAACTCTGGAAGAAAATATCAGACAGCGCGACGTACTGATGCACCGAATACACGAACAGCAGGAAGAAATAAATGAAGTCCTTTCGCCTGTTGGAAAGCGTTACACTCTGCATGGAGCTGTAATCGACATACCTGTAACTGCATCTGTAACTGTTGATATGTCTGAACTGGAAGAGCCTCCTGCAGAATTGGTAAAACTTAAAAAAACATGGCAGGAATGGTTCAGTGAAATTGCAAAGGTTGACCCCGCCTTATTCGTCGACAGTGGAGCTAAAGCGGCGCAATTATACATCGCGAATTTTGAGCGCGGACTTACGGCGCAGACATCAATAGCAGAAGCGTTAGACCAACAGCTTGATATCGCTCCGATATTAAGAAGCCGCCAGTCTGACGTTCAGAACGCTCTTGTAGAACTTTTATCCATAGACCCTGAACAAATAAACCAACCTTTTGAGCTTATGGATAAATCTATACAGGCGTTGATTACAGAATACCGCAAGCTCGGCGAAGAAGCAAAAACGCTTGAAGATCGAATGAGTATCGAAGACACGCTGAAAAATTTGAAGGAAGAATATCAGACATTAAGCGATGAGGTTCAGGGTTTAACTAAAGATAAATACGATCTCGCTCTTATAACAATGAAAGCCGCGGGAGCTACTGATATAGAAATTGAAAAAGCGGAAGAACTAATTGAAAGTATTCGGGAGCTAAGTAATGCAACAGAAAAAGCGGAATTAAGTTTTGAGGAGTTTCTTTCCCGGCATATTGCAGACAAGCTCTCAAGTATATTCCCTGAACTCGAAGAACAGGCAGCCGAAGCTTTTGCGAATATATCGACACAGCTTTCAATGATGAGTTTTGACGGGCTGCTTGACGGATTAAGCGCAATCGGCGAAGCATTTGCCCTGGGAGAAAATGCAGCAGAGAATTTTAAAGACGCGATGGCGGATATGGCGCAGCAAATATTAAACCAATTGCCGAATATGTTTTTACAAGCCGGTCTGCAGCTCATCGCCCAGAGGCAGCTTCCGCTCGGACTTGGGTTTATTGCCGCATCGGGAACATCAGCTCTTATCGGCGGTTTTGTATCCGGAACGATTGCCAAAGAAACAGAAGCCGTAAAGAATGCGCATGGAAATGTTTTCAGCGCAAACGGAATTATTCCCTACGCTCACGGCGGCTCTTTTACGAATCAGATTGTAAACAGTCCGACGTACTTCCGCCACGGCGGTAAACTCGGCGTAATGGGTGAAGCCGGACCCGAATCTATCATGCCGCTGAGGCGTATGGCTAACGGAGATTTGGGCGTCGCTGCGCAGGGCGGCGGCGGGAATGTAAATATTAACATTATTAATTATACCGGAGCTGATGCAAAGCAGGAAGAACATACTGACGCCGAGGGTAACAAACAAATCGACGTTATAATCGGGTCGATGATAAATAACCATATATCATCCGGCAACGCTGATCGCGCGTTGAGCAGCCGCTACGGCATAAGAGCAGGAGGGGTTTAAATGGCTGCAATCTTTTGGCCCGGCAGTTTACCTAAAACTTTATTTATAAACGGTTTATCCGCGAAACGTAAAACAAGCGTTATCCGCACTGCGATGGACGCAGGACCTAAAAAAACGCGCAGACGATACACGGCATCTACAAAAGATTTTACGGGCAAAATGCTGTTGAACAGCGAACAGCGTTTAACTCTTGAACAGTTTTATGATGTTACGCTTGCAGGCGGAGTGTACAGGTTCAACTTTACGGATCCGCAGACCCTTGTTACTGCGGAATTCAGATTCAGGGAAGAATATACGGAGAATTCTGCAGACGGTCTTTTTGAAATTACTATGCAATTGGAGCGCTTATCATGATATCGCCTGAAGCGAAAGAAGCAGTCATCGCTGTTGAAACCGATAAAATATTTTTACACCTGATGACCATCGAAACTTCAGGAGGCGCTTTGCTGCGGTGTGTTGACAATAACCAGAATATAACATCAATGGGAAACGAATATTTTGCGGCTGGTTTTACAATCATCCTGCCTGAGCAAACGGATAACGCGCCGCGCCCGTGCCGGCTCGCAATCGACAATACCGATCTTTCAATTTTCGCAGAAATTAAAAAAGCTGTCGGGCAGGAAATTACTGTAACCGTATGTGTTGTTATGGCGCACTCGCCTGATGTATTCGAGCGCGGACCTTTAAGGTTTAAACTGCGTAACGTCCGCGCGAGTAAGGAAACAATCGAAGGCGAGCTTTACGATTTTTATTTGAACGATCGCAAATTTCCAAAAGACACATACACGCCTGATGATTTTGAGGGGTTATTCTTTTGATGTACAAATGGGTTGGAAAATATATAGGCATCCCTTTTGTGTCTAACGGCAGAACGATGGACGGCTGCGACTGCTACGGTTTAATCAGGCTGATTTTGCGTAACGAATACGGTAAAGAACTGCCGGAATTATCGAATGATTATTCTAACGCTTTAAACTTGTCGGAAACCGCGCGGTTATTTGAACAGAAGCGCCCTGTTATAGCTGCGGAGAAATTATCAAAGCCGCAGGAAAAAGCCGTTGTGGTAATCACGGAACACGGCGTTCCGGCGCATGTCGGCATTGTCGCAGGGGGCGGTTATATCCTGCACACAGGCGCAAAAACCGGAAGCGTCTGCCAGAGGGAAACTCATCCCGGTTTGTGCGGCCGCATAGAGGGGTATTATCGTGTCAGTTAATGTAATTTATCAGCCTCATCCTTTAAGATCGAGCCGTATAAATATTACTACAAGTCCAAAAACGGTATCGGAAATATTAGACGAATTAAATTCAGGCTTCCCCCAGTCGCAGGCGCGGGTGTGCCGTAACGGAGAAATCGTCAAAGATTTTTCCGCAAGGGTCAATGACGGTGATACGCTGTGGATTAAATTTGTTCCTTACGGCAGCACACAGGATGCAGGCGCCGGGATGAAAGTCGGCGGCTGGATGCTTGCCGTGATAGGTATTGCAATCGGAGCCGCTACCTTTTGGACTGGCGCTGGCGCGTTCTTTGCAGCGACGCTCATCGGCACAGGACTTTCCATGGCGCTCGGCGGGACAGTTTTGCTTAATATCGACGTTCCAAAGATGGATGAAAAACCAAAACAGGATCCGTCCATCCGCGGCGGCAGAAACCAAATGCGCCAGCACGGACGCATTCCTGTTTTATTCGGACGTCATAGAATATATCCTGACCTTGCCGCGAATCCGCACACGGAAATACTTGGAAACCAGCAATTTTTTGTACAGCTGTTTTGCGGCGGATATAAAGACTATGAAATAGATTTAAAAAGCATTAAGTTAGGCGATACTCCGATCATTGATTTGTCGCAGACAAAAAATATACAGCAAATTCTTTGCGGCGCGGATCCTGTTATTCAATTGGAGATACTACAAAACGGTGAAGCGTCTAACATTTATCCATTCTGCGTGCATGAAGACGCGCTAAATTCTCTAATACAAAAAGAAATGGAAGACGGCGAAGGCAATAAAGCCGCAGGTGACATCATCCGCACTACGCCTGACAATACGGACAGGATAAATATCGATATACTTCTTCCGGGCGGTCTTGGCAAATACAATGATAAAAACAAACTGACATCAGCATCGGTAGAAATTCGCGCATGGTACAAACCGGCAGGCGCCGACGATAACGCGTATCAGTCTCTTGGATTCTTCAATGACAATTCCAATGTTATTTCCGGCGAATCTTTAAATACAAAGAGATACCAGATTACAAAGTCAAATCTTGCCCGTGGAAAATACACAATTAAACTGGAGCGCGTAACGCCTGACAGTTCAGGCAGCAAAGTAATAGATCAGGTTTATGCAGGTTCTATCCGCTCATTTAAAACAAAGCGCCCGATACGCGCAGAGCGGCAAAAACATCTTACAATAATCGCGCTTCGCGTAATGGCAACGGCGCGGATTGCGGGAGTGCTGGACAGTTTTAATTATACAGCGGCATCAAAATTGTCGGTTTATTCCGGTAATGGTTCAGGTCCTCTTTCATGGTCTCAATCCGTAGTGACGCGCAATCCGGCTTCGATGCTGTTATACGCTTTACGAGGCAGAGCCGCGCAGCAGACCGTGGATCCTGACGATATCGACTGGCTCTCGCTTGAAAAATTTTACGCATGGTGTGAAGATCATGCGTATACGTGTAACGCATATCTTGCCGACTCTGTGACAATGGCAGAACTAATGCGCATGATTGGCAGCACGTCCCGCGCGGATATCCTTCGCATCGATTCAAAAATTTCCGTCGTTCAGGATATTGAGCGTCCGGCGCATATTATGCTATTCACCCCTAAAAACTCAATCAATTACAGCGTAACTATGTTTAAAGCGGATATTCCTGACGCTATCCACCTGCGGTATATTGATGAAGCCGCAGGGTTCGCTCAAAGCGAGCTGCCTGTATACAATACGCCCGATGGTAACCAAGTCAAAGAACCTGAATCCGTTCAAAAAGTTGATCTCTGGGGCGTCACCGATGACAAGCAGGCGCGGCGGATTGGAATGTACAATTACGCATGTTTGAAAAATCGTCCCTTTGTTCATACGATCGAAGTCGATATCGAATATCTGATTGGAAACAAAGGCGACTGGATACAATATGCAGGTGACATCGCCCTTACAGGATCCGCACAGGGCCGCATAAAAGAAGCGCTTTGGTCAGGATCCGTATGCACAGGAGTGCGCCTCGACGAGCCTATCGTTACAGAACCGGGAAAACAGTACGCGCTTCGGATCCGTTTAAAAGACGGAAGCATAATCCTTGAGAATGTCTCAAATGTTGATGAGCATAATAATATCGCATATTTTGAAGATCCCATTGCGGCAAACCAGCTGAAACCGCAAAAAGAGGATCTCTACGCGTTTGGGGTCCGCGGCGCTGAGGTAATCGATCTTGTAATAGTCGATATCCTTCCGGGCGCGAATTTTACGGCAACTCTCACTTGTGTAGAATACAGCCGTGAAATTTTCGGTGTGGACGATCCTGATTTTATACTTCCTGAATTTGAAAATAAAATAACCCCCGTATCAGGAGCGGTTGATTCAGGCATTGTAAGCCCTGAAAACTGGCAGCAGTTCGCGGCATACCACGATGACGAAGAAGAACCTCAGCGTCCTACAGGTGACGGTCAGAACGGCGGATGGTACCGTATGCAAAATACGCAAAGCGTCTGGGTATCAATGAAAAGAGCGTTATCTGTCGAGGCTGGCGTTTGGGGACCGCCGATTAAAATAAAAGCCGAAGACGGCAAGTACGCCGATCACCGTTTCGCTAAAAACACGTCGGTTAATACGGCGCCTGAATTTGCAGGTCAGGATACGGACAATCCCGGCGACAACTGGCTTGATACACCTCCTGTAATTGACGAAAGCGAATT